GTTTTCAAGACCAATGTAACGTACTACGTCTGCAGGAAAAACAAACTCACCTTCACTGAGCATGGCAGGAATATCGTCACGTACCTCTTTACGTGTACTACCTACAGGTACTTCATTGCCCGATTCTTCATCAACCATGCCACCTTCATCACGAAGGCCACCGTCTTCAAAGAGTTCCATTTGTTTTTCTAGCATGGGAGTACCACCTTTATTAAGTCTTTTTCCAGAAAAATAATTTATAAACTCTTCTCTAGTAGGATTTTTTTCATTAAGAAAATTTAATATTTCTTTTGAGGTTGCCTTTGAAGGAATAGGCTCTGCTGCAGATTTATTTTTTTCAAACATATATTCTATTTGAGGCATAGATAATTCTTTACCGTCTTTAAATGTAATTATATTTACTTCTTTACCATCGTATTCTTTGGAAGACAAATCCCAAGAAGGTTCCATTTCTTTATAGATACCTTTTTTCATTTCAGGTTCTTCTAAACTATGACTACGATCTCTAAAAAGTTCCATTTGTTCTTCCATAGTAATTTCCTTATTGAGATTTTAATACTTCATCTCGTAGTAACTTCAGCCTACGTAACTGATAGATAGCACCCTGTGCTCTATGAACTGCAACAAGTTCACTAGTTTGTTCCATTGCACGATGCTGTTGTGCAATTATTGTGTCTATGTAGTCTTCAAACTTAGCCCATTGGGCTTGGTTGCTGACCAGACCCTTGAGCTTGTTGAGGTGCTCCCTGTCCTGCATTACCACTAAATCCTTGTTCTTGCGGTGTTGGTGCTTGGCCTACGCCAATGTTACCGCCACCTGCTCCCGATGTATCCATTGGGTTTGCCCCTGCAGGTGCAGGTGCTCCCTCTGGCGTTGGCTGTTGTGCTTGCATACCTTTCATAAGTTCTGCTTGCAGTGCAGCCTCGTCCATATTGTTAGTTACTTTGTCGGGGTCAAGGTCAAGAGACTTTGCAATCTCACGAATAATGTATTGGAACTTAGCAAACGGTGCAAGTGCAGGGTTGGATGATACTTGCAAGAATTGCATTAGTCGTTGACTACGTACTTCGTTAGCCATCAGACTTTCAGTTCCACGTGCTTTAACTTCTAGGTCACCACGCATTTCTGGATCAAAGTCAAACTGCATATTAAAGCGGAATAGACCTTCGCCCATTGGACGTAGTAAGTAGTCGTCAATGTTTTTTATTACATTTTTGATACCGCCACTGGCAGCACCCATTAGCATACTGATACCACTAGCTGTACGGCCTACACCTGACACACCAGTTTGCCCGTGTGCAAATGATGGGAAACCTGTGGATTCATCAGCTAGTACTCGTGCCTTGTCAAATAGTTGTAAGTTCTCACCTGCAACATTCGGGAACTTAGTGCCAAAGATAGCTTGTCCTGGTGCACCACCTTGTCTACGGAATACTTTGCCTGGGTATACTGATAAGTCTTGGCCTGGAACTAGGTTAGTTTCATCAACCTCAATCAATAGGTTACCAGATAATACAGCATTGTCAACAGCCATTCGCATGAAACCATTCATCAAGGTTTGCGTATCGTCCATATTTTCTGCAATACCAACACCAAAGAATGAGTATGGGTTTAGTTCATACGGTACAGCTTGATATGGAATACGTGCAGGTTTGAATGGGTTGAGGACCATGCGAATTAGTTTGCCGTTACAAATCCACACGTTTGCTTGTAGTTCATCAAATGCTGTTAGTTCATCTGGAATGTCTACACCTTGCTCTTCAAGCATCTCAGTGTCAACCATACCCCAATACTCTAGCACTTCATAACGTTCAATGCCATGCTCTGGTGCATAGTCAGATAGATCATCTTCCCAATATTGTTTGTCGTAGTTTTCACCAAGCATAATTGCTTCATCAATAACTTGACTACGGAAGTATGGACGTTTCTTCAATGCTCTCATCTGTGTACGAGAAAGCTTGTGACGTTCAATTACATATTGTGCTTCGTCCATGCTGTTGGCATCTGGATCAGGATAAAAGTTCCACACAGATACATGAGATACCTGTGGTACTGTTTTAAACATAGGATCGTAGTTACCATCTTCATCCCAGTTAGGATACTCTTTGTCTACAGCAAATGGGCCTTTCATAACACCAGTACCAAACAGTGCCATTTCAAATGCTGTACTACGTAGGTGTTTAGACGCAGACGATTCTTCCAACTGATCTTGGATTTTCTTTTGCATCTTCTTTGCTGCAATCATTGCAGGGCTAAACGTAATTGCTGTAGGGGTTTTACCTACACCTGCTTGTACATTGTCAATCCCTTCAAATTTATCTTTGATAGGACCAAGCATTTCGTTTAGTGTTTTTAGTGTAGCACCTGCAGGAAACTCTTTACCATCACCTTTAAATCCATATGGACTGCTTTCATTTAGTCCGTCTTCACGCATTTGTTCAGGTTCAGCAGGATCAAAGTGTACATCCGCAACTACACCCTCTGGTAGTTCAGTAGGTTCTATAGAAAGAGGAAAACGATTGTTAGCAAATAGAACATCAACAATCTGCCCGTAGGCAGCAAGCGTTTTAGTTTTTGTAACTTTGATAAAGACACGAGACTTTTCTGCTTCAGTAAATTGTACATCAGGACCATAAATACCACGATAGTTCCTATACGATCTTAGCCAACGTTCTTCATCTTGACGACGATAGTCTTCAGAACGATGAAACCGTTCCATAACATAAGGTATGATTTTTGAAGTATCTGCATCAAACTCAGTAGAGTTATCTGTGTCCTCTAGTGCGATTGAATCGTCTTCAATAAAGATGTCATTTTCTTCTGCCATTTATTTTTCCTTAATAGCCAAATGTTGAATCTGCTACTCTCATACCCATTGAACGTGTACTGTTAGGATCGTAGTCAAATATACTAAACCGTGGTCTTGACATTATACCATATCGTAATGCATCATACAAGTGATCTTCAGAATGTGTATCAATGTCTTCAGGGTTTTTCTTATCCAGTGGTATAGCAGGTAACTGTGCTACCATATTTGTACAAGTGTTAAAGAATACTAGTCTGGGGTTTTCTGTAAACTCGTCTACTTGTAAACGTCTATGTATTTCGTTCTTACCTGCAACACGTGAACCTTTAGAACGATCTGATGGCCTCCAACGGCATCCACGACTAATCATCTGTTCAGCAAGACTAGGGCCAGTATCACCACGCTTATGCCACAAAGAAGAGTCAAGAACTCCATACTTAATGTTTCCATCTTCTGCCTCTAGGTCTAAGACCATATCGGCAAGGTCTGTTGCGAGTACTTTACTGACGTACAATTCTCTATATACGATAAGTTGCTCATCAGGCGCAACGGCAAACCACACAACAGCACTATGAGAACCATATCCATAATCGCAAGCCCTAAACTTAACCCAATTGTTTGGTATCTTAAATGGATCAATAACATGGACGTTACGATCAAACTCAGTGAAGGCTGCGCCTTCTTTAATATCCCAATCACCTTCTAGTAGCTGCCTACGTTGTTGTTCAGGCAACGATAGTAGCATTGCCTCGTAGTCACCTTGTTTACTTAGGTAAGGATTGTCTGAAAGACGTGCAGGTATAAACCTACGTTTGAACAAAGGCTTTCCTGCCTTTGCGTGTCCTGCAGGATATTTAAGTTCTTCACCTGTTTCAATATCAGTTGCATTAAAAGCTTTTCCTGCAGGAGATGGGTCAATAAACATTTTCTTAACCCAATGATGCCCCCTACCTCCTGGGTTTGTAGTTGCCCTCATAAAGATAGGCAAGTCGGGTGCAGTGGACCGTAGACGTGACCGCATGTAGTTCCATGCAAATGGAGTAGCCCATTGCGTCAATTCGTCAAAGCCTATCCAACTAAACGCTAGACCTTGGTAACGCAGAACGTCATCTTCCCTGTCTAGGTAGGACATCCACAATCTCGCACCAGATGGCGCAGTCCACTGCATCTTTCTTTCTGACCATTTAATTCCAGGCCATATCTTAGGGTACATTTCTTGTGACTTAAATATAAGTTCCCTAAGTTCTT